AGAAGCAGGTAGTAATCCTTTTGCTAACCAATGGCTAACCTTTGGTGTCAATCGTTCTGCTTCAAAGAGACCGACAATGACTCAGCCATATGGTTCAACACCACACAGTGCTAGATCCTATGTGAACCAGTGGTATCTAGACAAGGTACGAGGTGGAGCTAACGATCCATTTGAGGAGAGTAATCGCTTTCAAGCTACAGCATACCTATCCTCAAAGATATGGGAAGCAATCAATCATGTGGTTGGTAAACCAAGAGAGGCAATGGCGTGGCTACAAGGTACAGCTAGAACTCTTGCTAAATTTGACAGACCTTTTTATTGGGTTAGCCCAAGTGGTTTCCCTTGTAACCAAGCTTATCAGAAATGGGAACAGAAAAGTATACGCACCAAGATAGGTGATAAAGTATTACGAGTAAAGTTCCGTGAGGATATAGATAAGATGTCACCCAAGCGACAGGCACAAGGTAGCTCACCAAATTTTGTTCATTCCTTAGATGCAAGTTGTTTACATTTGACTGTGAATAAGTGTGAACAACTTGGCATCAAGGACTTCGCAATGGTACACGACAGCTACGGAACGCATAGTGTGAATTGTGAGACAATGGCAAATCAGATCCGACATACTCTTGTTGAGATCTTTGAACAAGATCAACTTGCTATCCTAAAAAATAATCTTGAGGAAGCAAATGACTTGACACTTCAAGACTTACCATGCTATGGTAATTTTAATATCAACGATATAACAAATTCAAAATACATATTCAGTTAAATATTATGAGCAAAAATAAATCAATAGTAACACCGAAAGGTAAAGCGAGATATCCATATGTGAATCAACCCAATACAACATTTGATTCAGATGGTGTCTATACTTGTGATATAATAGTATCAGAAGCAGACGGAAAAGCGTTTGAGAAAACGCTGAGAGAAACATACGAAACAGCCTACGACAGAGAATGTCAGATCAAAGGAAAGAAGCTGAAGAAAGCTTCATCCTTTCCAGTCACCCAAGATGCCGAAGGTGACTTTGTAATCAAAACCAAACAGCCAGCTAAGAGAACATCTAAGAGTGGTGAAGTATATGAGTTCACCATCAAGTTGTTTGATGCTAAAGGTAATATGGTAGATGCCAATGTGGGTGGGGGAAGCATAGTTAAATGTGCTGTACAACCACGCTGTTGGTTCGCTCCTTCAATGGGGTTTGGTATGACACTTACACTCAAAGCTGTACAAGTGTTAGAACTTGTAGAGTTTGGAGGAGGTGGCAACGCCAGTAGCTTCGGCTTTGAAGACGAAGACGGTTTCGTAAGCGGTGGTGAATCACTAGCCGAAACCTTTGATGATGTCGGCGGAGACTTTTAGGTCACGCTTTGAGGGGAGGGTAGCTCAGTTCTTATCTACGGCTGGGCTACCGTTCACTTATGAAGAGGATGTTATCAAGTATGTGCAACCAGCACAGAACAGAAGATACACTCCAGACTTCGTCCTTTCCAACGGAATCATTCTTGAGGTTAAAGGTTATCTCAAACCAGCTGACCGACAGAAACACAAGTGGATCAAAGAACAGTATCCACAGTTAGATATCCGTTTCGTTTTTCAAAATCCTTACAACAAAATCTACAAAGGTTCTAAGACAAGGAACTGTGATTGGGCTGACAAGCTTGGTTACCCTTGGTGCAAAGGACCTAGCATACCAGAAGAATGGCTGACACAGAACAAAAAATCACCGCCCTTAAAACTCACATAGCTTGCCCAGACTGCGGATCAAGCGATGCACTCACACTTAATGTTGACGGATCAACCAAGTGTTTTAGTTGCGAGAAGTTTACACCAAGTAACTCCGCAACAGTTACCAAGACCACCCCACTACCAGTTAACTTTGTAGCTGGAGAATTTCAAGACCTACCCAAGCGATGTATCAGAGAAGATATATGTCGCAAGTATGATTACCGTGTAGGTCAGATGGATGGGAAGCCATGCCACATTGCTAACTACCGTGATAAAGATGGTAAGGTAGTTGGACAAAAGATAAGGTTTCCAGATAAGACTTTTCGTATCGTGGGTAAAGTTAATACTCCCTATGGTTGGCATCTCTTTCAAGGGGGTAGAAGGATAACGGTTACAGAGGGAGAGATTGATACTCTCTCTGTAGCCACCGTCCTTGAAGGTAAGTGGGCAGTAGTCTCACTACCAAGCGGAGCTGGTAATGCGAACAAAACTTTCAAGGATCACTTGGAATACTTTGAATCATTTGATGAAGTGGTTCTGATGTTTGACCAAGACGAAGCTGGTAGGCAAGCTGCAAAAAACTGTGCGTCTATTTTATCTATAGGTAAAGCAAGGATAGCTACACTACCTGCCAAAGATCCAAACGATTTATTAACTGAAGGCAGAGGTGCAGAGATTGTACAAGCTGGATGGAATGCTAAACCTTGGAGACCAGATGGTATCGTTGAAGGTACTGATATGTGGGATCTGATTACAGATGATACACAAGTAGAGACAGCTGAGTATCCTTATGCAGGACTGAACAGAATCACTCGTGGTCTGCGTGTCGGAGAGATAACTACATTCTGTGCTGGTAGTGGTGTAGGTAAATCTAGTGTGTGTCGTGAGATAGCATATGGATTACTACAGCAAGGACAGAAGGTAGGATACATAGCACTAGAGGAAAGCATCAAGCGTACAGCTCTAGGTATTATAGGACTACACTGTAACACACAGCTACACTTAGGTGAAGCAGTACCAGAGGAAGTGATGGACACAGCGTTCAAAGCTACAGTTGGTAGCGGTAACTTTGTTACTTACGATCACTGGGGTTCTATTGAATCAGACAATCTAATCAATCGTATTAGATATATGAACAAGGCTCTAGGATGTAAGTGGATATTCTTAGACCATGTCAGTATCGTAGTCAGTGGACAAGATGGTGACGAGAGAAAGATGATAGACATACTGATGACTAAGCTTCGTAGCTTGGTAGAAGAAACACAAGTAGGTATGTTACTAGTCAGTCACTTGAAGAGACCAGAAGGTAGAGGCTTTGAAGAAGGTAGAGAAACCACACTCGGACACCTGCGTGGATCAGCTGGACTAGGTCAACTATCTGATATGGTGATTGGAGTTGAACGGAATCAACAAGATGAGGATTTAAAGAATAGAACTACGGTTCGTATTCTGAAAAACAGATTCAGTGGAGAGACAGGTGAAGCTTGTTTTCTACGCTACGATAACCAAACAGGTAGACTGAAAGAAGAAACACTTGAAGACTTACCAGACGATACAGATAACAACCCCTTCTAAAATGGACACAGCTTACTTTGACATAGAAACAAATGCGATAGAAGACTTCGCAACCTTATCAGATTTAAAACAACTACACTGCGTTGTCGTGGCACACGAGGATCAAGTGTATGTAGGTAGAACTAAAGCTACCATAGAGAGATGCATAGAAATATTAGAATCAGTAGATGCAATCGTTGGACACAATGCAGTTAGCTTTGATGTACCAGCTCTATGCAAGCTGTATGATTTCAAATACCCACAGGTAATAGATACAGTATTGATGGCTCGTTGTATGTACCCAGACATCCGTACTATAGATTTCAGAAAAGCTAACTTTGATAAAGAACTGATTGGTAGTCATAGCTTGAAAGCTTGGGGTAAACGAATTGGTATACTGAAAGGAGACTACGGTGAAACAACTGATTGGTCTGTGTGTACAGATGAGATGGTTGATTACTGTAAGCAAGATGTGCGTGTGACTAGAGCATTGTACACTTGGTTGATGTCTAAGAAACCTAGTATGCAGATGCTAGAAATTGAACACTATTTTGCTGTACTGATGCGTAGACAAGAGTTGAATGGTTTCCCATTTGATTCCAAGTCAGCTGACAAACTTACAGAGAAACTAATGGTGCGTAGAGCAGAGCTTAGTGCTGAGCTACAGAAAACATTCCCACCTACAATTGTAGATATGAAGTCTACATTCTTTGAGAATAGAAATGGTAATGAGTTTCCATCCAAGAAAGCTATGCTTGAGGTTGGATACAAGCAGAATGAAATCTTTGTAGGTAGACACAAGACCAAGACTATACCATTTAATCCTAACAGTCGTGATCAGATATGTGAACGATTGATGGAGATGGGTTGGAAGCCTAGTCAGTATGAAGGAAAGAGACCTTCTATCAATGAAGGTGTTTTAAAATCCATAGGTACAGATGAAGCATTACAGTTGTGTGAGTATCTGTTATTAACCAAGAGACTTGGACAAGTGGCTGAAGGTAATCAAGCTTGGACTAAGTTAGTTCGTGGTGGTAGGATACACGGTGGTGTGAATACCAACGGAGCAGTGAGTGGAAGATGCACACACATGAATCCTAATGTAGCACAAGTGCCAGCAGTACGAGCTACCTTTGGTAAAGAGTGTCGTGAATGTTTCACTGCACCACAAGGAAAAGTTTTAGTAGGAGCAGATGCTAGTGGGTTAGAGCTTAGATGCCTAGCCCATTATTTATATCCTTGGGATCAAGGAGCGTATGCTAAGACTATTCTTGAAGGAGATATCCACACTGAGAATCAGAAGGCGGCTGGACTACAAACAAGAGACCAAGCTAAGACTTTCATATATGCGTTCTTGTATGGTGCTGGTGACGAGAAGATAGGTAAGATCGTTAACGGTACAAGAGCTGATGGTAAACGATTGAAGACATCCTTCAAAGAAAAGATTCCAGCTGTAGGTAAACTACTCAAAGCTGTAGAGTCTAAGGTAAAACAAACAAACTTTCTCAAAGGATTGGATGGTAGACAGCTACCCTGTCGTTCACCACACAGTGCTTTGAATCTATTATTACAATCCGCTGGGGCTGTGATAATGAAACAATCATTAATCTGCTTTGCAAATATAGCTGAGAAACTAGACTTACCCTACGAACTTCATGCCAATGTGCATGACGAAGTTCAGTTTAGTTGCGACAGCGAGCATTCAGACCAACTAGGACAAGCCTTCGTAGATGCTATCGTACAAGCAGGAGAAGAACTAAACTTCAAGTGTAAGTTAGATGGTGAGTACAAGGTAGGAAACAACTGGGCGGAGACTCACTAATATGGTTAAGATACTTAACATGACTATGCTCAAAGAACATTTAGCTGATGATGCTTTTCAGTTAGATGGTTTGGGATCAGCAATTGTAGGTGTAACACAAGACGGCTATATTGTGTACGATTATGAAAAGATCGTACGACATTTTCAATCACAAGGGATGGATAGAGAAGAAGCGTTGGAGTATACAGACTATAATGTTGTTGGGTTAGGAGGTGAGTTTGCTAACTGGGTAATCATATCAAAACTGAATGACATATTATAAACACCATAAAGACCGAGACGGTTCGTGTAGTGCTAGAGGCGAGCAGGCTGAGACCTTGTTCGCTAAGTCACTGCATTATCTTGGTTTCACTACAGATGAAGCTGAGTTCCAAGATCAAATGAAACACATAGACTACTTCATACAAATAGATGGATCAGTAGATGTGAAAGCTAGGAAACGGTTAACACGCAGTGGAGGAGAACAAGATGAATATGTGTGGGTTGAGTTCGTAGGTACAACTGGTAAGAAAGGTTGGCTCTATGGACAGCAGACACATATGGCTTTTGAAAGACTACGAGACTTTGTAGTTGTACCAAGAGACGAGTTAGCTAGACTGTGTGAAGATATTGTAGAAGATACAATTGTTTACAAAACAAGTGAAGCACACTTACATAAGTATAGCCGAGCTGATTGTAAATCATTGTGTAGTCTTATACCAATGAAAACTATAACTAAAAGATTACCTGTATTAATAGTAAAAAAGTATGACGATACCAAAGGTGAAAACTGTTCTGATTGATGGAGACGAGATCTGTTACCGTACTGCTTGTGCGTGTGAACAATCCTTGAAATGGGATGAGGATACTTGGACTATTCATTCATCTGAACAAGATATGTTTCAGCTTCTTGAATCTGAAATCAAGAGAGCTATGGCTGAGACTAACACGAAAGATTATAGGATTGCAGTGAGTAGTCCTACTAACTTTCGTAAGGAGATAGATCCTAACTACAAAGCACACCGTAAATCTGTACGGAAACCTTTGGGTCTAACTTCTTGTAGACAATACCTCATAGACAAACATATGGCTGTGTGGATGAACGATGTGGAAGCTGATGATGTCATTGGTATTTGGGCAGATCCAGAAGAGAATATGATATGGGCTATTGATAAAGACTTCCTTACTGTACCTTGTCAGCTTCTTAGACCTAGCGGTTACCTTCGTATCAATGAGAAGAACGCAGACTCTAACCTACGGTTGCAGACTATGATGGGTGACAAGGCTGATGGCTTTGAAGGAGTCAAAGGTTTTGGTCCAGCCACTGCACTGAAGTGGATACAGAAACACGGAGACACTTGGCAATCTGTTCTTGATGCTTTTAAAAGTAAAGGGTTGACAGAAGAGGACTGTACTCGTAATGCTAGACTAGCAAGAATACTAAGAAACTATGATGAAAAATACAATTGGCAACCTACCTACTGATTCACAGGAAAGGAAAGCTATCCCTGTTTACAGAGGGTTTATTAAATACTTTCCAGATGCTATCGTTGAAGTAACGAAGTGTTCTGTTCGTGGTAACAACCAACACCATCCAGACAAGGATGTTCACTGGGACAAGTCAAAGTCTACTGATGAGTTAGATAGTATGATGCGTCATCTACTTGAAGAAGACTGGGCAGCTGTAGCTTGGAGAGCTATGGCTAACCTGCAACGAGAGTGTGATAAAAAGAAGGAGTCTACCCTATATGAAAATTGAAGATACAAAACAGTTTCCAAAGTTGTCTAAGGTTTTAGTTAAAACTTTAGATGAGGATATCTTTCCACAAAAAGATTTCCCAGCTACTAATGATGTTGCTAAACTTAACTACCACTACGGACAGCGTTCTGTAATTCAATATTTAAAACATCAATATAAAATTCAAAACGAAAATATATTAAATACTTAAAATCATGGGAACACCAAAAGTAAATATACCAGAGCCAACCCCACCACCGCCACCACCTCCACCTCCTACACCTACAGCTAGGACTGCTAGGACTCCATCGCAGAGACGAGGTCCAACTGGTACTCGTAGACGCACAGGTGGATTATCCTCACTGTCTCTTCGTAGACCTAGAGTGATGGGTAGAATGATGGGACGATCTGGCTTAGGAGGTTATTAATTATGCCTATAACAAGTAAACAAGCTACTGTAACAGCTACAGGAACTACTGAGTTACCATCATGGAACGGAAAGCTAGGTGCATTCTTAGCTTCTGGAACATTTGATGGAGCTACAGTAAAACTACAACACAAGATTGGCTCTGAGTGGGTTGATCTTGGACCAGATGTTACTTTATCAGCAGCAGGTGGAGGACAGTTTATTACTCCTCAATCTGAGCTTCGTGTAGATACGACCTCAGCTGGTACAAGTACAAGTATAACAGTTATAGTTAAACCATTAGTAGTCTAATAAAGTGACGGTACGAAAACAACGAGAGTCGCAGAACCTTTACACAGGTTCTACGGATACACTATCATTCCCCCTCACAAGAGATCTAACACATACTCTTGGGGATGGCAGGGGTGAAACATTCTTGTCTCAAGGGTTTGCTAAAGATGCCGCAGTTGCTTATTCATTGAGAGCTTTAGGATCTTATAACGAACCAGTGGTAAGAGTTCGTAGAGAACCTCATGATACTGACGATACTATTAATGATGAGAAGAACTTCACAGCTTCTCAAGTATCTGTAGGTGAGTTAGAGAACTGGGTAAATGGTAAACTAGAAACAGAAAAACCAGCAGATGTAAATTTAGAAAGAGCTATAAGTATTACTATTACACACTCTGCAATAAACTCTGGGAACTCTATAACATTAAAGTTTGTACAACAATCATTTTTTAATAGTAAACCAAGATACTATACAGAAGATAATGTATATGAATTATTTTATTTTGTTTCTGATGGGAATGTTAATACTCAAAAGTGGTACATAAGATTAAGTGGTGGAGGTGGTTCTGATAATAGACTCCATACAAGTGCAACAAATTTAGAAGCAAGTGATTTAGTTAATTTATCAATAAGTGATTGGGACGGAGACAATGGTACACTTAGTGCTTATTCGGCAACAGCAACAACACCAGCATCAGCCGCTTTTAGTCTCCGCAAGGTAAACTCAGCTTATGGGATACCAGTAACTAAAATAAGTTCAGCTAATATTTTTCCAACTTCTTTAACAACAACTGGACAAATTATTTTAACTTCAGATGGGAGTAATTCTGGATTTAATATAAGAGATTTTCAAAATAATTCTCCTACTTCTCATTCTAGTACGATTAATGGTAACAGCTGGACAGTAGAAGCCACTCATAGTGGTAGTGCTGTAGCTTTTGCTAAATCTGTAAGAATATTTGGATTAGAAACCAACAAACAATATGTAGTAAAAGGTGAAGCTCGTATGGTTACGGATACAACTGCAAGCGGTGATTCGTTTTTTAGAGTTGATATATCTGATGCTAATGCTGGTGATGAAGACAAAGTTTCTATGTCACCAACTTCTTTTACTCCTTTTTTAATAGATGTTGGATACACGGCAGATGCTAACAATGCTTTTGTTGATTTTACTGTATCAACTAATGTAGCAACTACTGGAACAATTAAAGCAGAGTTTCGTAATGTAGAACTCTCCTATTGTAAATCACAGCGAAGACAGTAATCCAGCTACACAAACTACAACTGCTACTACACTAGCTGAGTTTCTTTCAGAAGAAAGAACTACTTTTATTACAAATCCAGTAATGTCTAAAGTAAGCGGTGATATTACTGTGCTGTCTAACGATACATCATCTACAGAGTTTACTTTTACATTTAGTGGTTCAACTGGAGATGGATTTGTTAGACACAACGGAAAGCCAGACAACTTAGGGGCAGATATTGGGGATACTGTTACCTTTGATGTAACAGCAAGTGGATTAAGTCAAAACTTTGGAGTACTAGCAAGAAGAACTGGTGCAAACAATAATGCAATATCTCCCGCTATTGAAAACTTAACGAATGGCACACAAACTGTAACATTTACAGTTAGTAGTGGTGGTCCAGTAGGTTATTTATGTTTTAACTTATTAGCAACTGCAAGTACTGGAACAATAAGAGTACATAATTTAAAAGTAGTAGGTAAATCAGCCTTTGTCCACACTTGGTACGACCAAGCTGGGGCAAACAATGCAGTTCAAGAGACTGCTACTAACCAACCACAGATTGCAACGAATGGAGCATTGCTTATTGATGCAAATGGTAAGGCAACTTTAGATTTTCCTAATGCAAGTTCATCTGACACTCATAGATTACTAACATCATTTATCGGAACTAATCTAAATTCATTAAGTGCTTATTGTGTATGTAAATCAGACAATACAAATACATTAGGTACTGCTGGTATTTCACAACCATTTACTCAAGGAACTTATAGCTCCAATGAAAGATTTTTTATTGCTATTGATAAAGACGAAGCTAATTGGCATTTAGGTTATGGGACTGGTCTTACAGATTTAGGAATACCAGTAACTACAAATCAAACTTTGTTTTCAATAAATGCTGGTACGAATGTTACTTCAAATATAAATGCAGTTCAAAAATCTACAGCATCTTCGCAGAATACAACATTGACTAGTAGGACTACTACAATGATTGGAGGTCATACTTCTACAGATGCACCTTGGGATGGAACTATATCTGAATTAATTTATTACAACTCAGACCAAACAAACAATCGCTTCTTGATTGAGTCAAACATCAATAACTATTATGGTTTGTACAACGATGAAAATGAATTAGTTTCTGACTTTGCTAAGTCTGGTTCAGCTACTATTTCTAATGCTTCAAAAGATGGATTTACTGGAAGGACAACAGATGGTAACGATGCGTATTTTGGAGTAGAATTAAATGAAAAGGTAGCTAGTTCAGATATTGTATATATATCTTTTAACTCTACAAAAGCTTCATCTACTGGGGATGGTGTAGGATTAAGAAAAACATCCATAGGTGGAACTTTAGCACAATCATCTATAACATCATTTGCAGCTGGATTTAATTCAATAGCATTAACATCAAGTGATAGTGATGCTAAATTTATATCATTTGTAGATGATAGTGATGCTTCATTTACTATATCTAATTTCAGAGTATCTCGCATAACT